TCTTTGGTTTAAGAATAAGGACGAGTTTTTAAATTCGGACTGTTTCCCAAAGGTGATAGAGCGATTCTGGGATGCGTTGGCAACCGATAAACCACTCACACAATTGTGGGTGTGTTCTCTAAAACGGGAATTGCGATCTGCGGAGAAGCTCGAGAAGGGGTCTATCCGGACGTTTACTGCGTCGCCTACTGAAGGCTCGATTGCTTGTAACCGCTTGTGTTTGGATGCGAATCAAAAGTTCTATGATTCCAATAACAAGACTTGGTCTTACGTTGGTTGTTCCAAGTATAATCTTGGCTTCCATCGTTTGTACCAGCGATTAAGCGCGCATGCCAATGCATTTGCGTTGGATGAATCCGCCTATGATTCCTCCCTGTTCCAGGCAGCAATGTTTGGACAGCGTGATATCAGGTGGCGATTGTTGCGAGCTATCGACCAAACACCAGAGAATAAGAAACGACTTTGGAATCTGTATGATCAGATTGTTCACAGTGTGATTGTTTTGGACGACGGGACAGTGTATCAGAAACACACGGGAAACCCTTCGGGGAGTGCAAATACCATTGTAGATAATACGATGATATTGTTTCGATTGCTGGCCTACGCATGGTTAGTGTTAACTAAAACGGATAAGCTGTGTGTGTATTCCACATACGCAGCCTTCATTCAGAATGTCGAAGCCGCTTTAAACGGGGACGACAACACATTTACTGTGAGTGATGAAGCTGTAAAGTTCTTCAACGCACGTGCTATAGCAGCCGTGTGGTCATCGATTGGTGTGGTAACCAAAACTGATGCGTGGGAACCGAGAAAGTTGTCTGATGTTGACTTCTTGTCTCATACCTTTCAAGATATTGACGGAGTATGGCTGCCCAAGCCCGAACGCGAAAAGGTTCTGGCGAGTGCACTTTATGCAAATGAAGTGGATGACGTGCGTTTCACGTTATTGCGGCTCTTCGCATTGAGAATTGAGAGCTGGGCATGTAAGCAAACTCGTATGGAGCTTGCGGATTGCATTCAGTATCTTCGATCCCACTATCCGTTAGAGCTAAACGGTGTGGTTGTTCGTGGTGCGCGGGGTGAAGACCTCACGTGGAAGAACATACAATGTGTGTGGAAGACAGACAATGAGATATGGCGATTATACGCTCTACCCGAAGAGGTTCCGACGTTAATAAGACGGCTTGAGGCCGCATCGTTGGGTGAAAATATGCAGCAGTATGTCGAAGTGTTTCAACCTTCTGTGGAGGGTGAGTTGTTGTTACAGAGTAAATCAGATGATGATTCAGATGATGAAGCTCCGCAGCTTATGTTGCGAATCTGTTCGATTTGTAATTGCGAGGTAGTTACCTATAGTGAGGCCGATCCCTACGTCTGTAATGATTGTAGTGCTGATCGGGTACACCAAATGAAGTACTGCCAGCGTTGTTATCGTTGTGGTGACGAGTACGATGCGAATTTTGGACATTGTGAGTGTCTCCCGGTGAATTTCTTAAATGATCCCGAAGCCGCGGAAATGCCTTCCAAGCAAAAGGGAGCTCGGACCCAAAAACCGAAGCAACAGCGAACTCAAAACAAAGCTCCGAAAGGGGCGAAAAAGAAGAAGAAAGCGAGCAAAGGTTCGCGGGGAATTGACCAACTCACGGCTGGTGTGCGATATAATGCACCGGTACAAACCGGTACAGTACGCACCACCCGTGGGGCTCATTCTCCGCCAACGCGGATTTCTCACCGAGAGTCTCTCGGTACATTGACTCCGGCGTCCACAGCCTTTCAGGTGTTGGCGCAATTCAACGTGAATCCGGCTTTGCCCGCTTCATTCCCATGGCTATCAAACATAGCGCAACAGTACGAGACTTACAAGTTCCGGAAATTGCGTTATTGCTATGAGACGCGTTCGTCGACAGCGAATGCGGGTATCGTGATTCTTGTCACGAACTATGATGTTACTGAAGCTGCGTTTGTTTCTACGGTGCAAGCCGAGAACTATCGTGGCGCTACGGTCGGTCAGCCGTGGATCAGTTTTTGTCATGATTTGGCGGTTGCGTCAATGAATGATTATAATCGCCACTACTGCCGTGCAAGCGCTCAGGTGTCAGGTACGGACTTGAAAACTTATGATGTTGGTTTGTTTCAGCTCATTGTTTCAGGTGCTCCCAATTCACAAATTGGTGAGTTGTATGTGGAATATGAAGTGGATCTGTTTGATCCACGCGTCCAAAATCCAATTGGTCAGTTTTTACCGAGTGCTCACATTGTGAGCAGTGCTGCAGGAACCGCAACAGCGGCTGCACCATTAGGTACTACTGGTGCGGTGACGCGCGCTGGTAGCACGCTGAGTGGCGTGACGGCCGTTGGAACGACCATCACGATACCTGCCGTGGGGCAGTATTTCGTGGCTGTCATGTATTGGTCAGGGACGATTAGTACCGCGGCTGTTATTAGCGCTGGTACAGCGACGATATTGAATTTGTTTGACAATAATGGTGGTGGTCCTTGTAATGGAGTTACGGCCAACGCTCAAGGAATTTGTACTGCAATGGTGTCGGTAACGGCTCCAAATCAGACGCTTACTTTGAGTGGCGGTGGTACGTACACGGGAGGGAACACGGATATTATTATTTGCCAAACGTCGTCAGGTCTTTTGACGCCAAAACCGGAACCACCACTCCAACAGATGTTGGATTTGATGGCGCGCATGGAAGCAATTGAGCGAAAACATGCGCTGGATCGAAAAGACCAAAAAGGCACGCGCGATGAGCAGCGCCCGGGCCTTCAGTTTGATGAAAACCCTGAATACGTGTCGGTGTCGCCGGTGACGGCTGCCGCGTACGCAGGGAGTGTGCAGAAGTTAAAATCTGCTGCTCCGGTGAGTTCGAACATGGATGTGAAGAGCAAGAAATGATCTTCCATGATTAGAATTGACCGATGATGAATGTGTGCTTTTTGTTATTTTGGAGTGTGCAAGTGTTTTATTTGTAAATATTCACTAATCAAATCGGAACATGAGATGTAGTCTGTATATATTTTGTGTTCATTAGGGCCAATCTCCCAAAGGGGTTGGGTCACCGAGAATGTAGGTGATAGGAAGTACTGTCCGAGGGGCGCGGCAACGCCCAGCTCGGATCGACGGCTACACCCG